TTCTTCAAATCTTCGTTACCATTCTTGTAACGATATCGCCAAAGGTATTTCATTATGTTTCCTTGCAGGTAATACTCGAACCCGTCAAGGGTTGCAGCTTGGATTGCATCTATGCACTCCAGCCCTGCTGCGTTGTAGTGTGCCGGACTGTTGACCATATCAACGCCGCCATAGGCCATCTTACCGGCCTGTTCGTTTTCGTCTTCCATGTGTCTCATGTAAGATTCATGTCTCATCTGTCGTCTCCGCTGCCCTGCAACATGTTCCGATTCTTGCGGTCTTCTAGCTTGTCTAAGTTGCGCTGCGCGACCTCTTCTAAGCTGTAGCCTAAGTCTCTTGCTAAAATTGCAACGTACCATAACACATCTCCTAGTTCCTTTGCAATATCATCTTTATAGAAAAGGTGCGGTTCACCGTCGCGAACAAGCTTCTTTACCTTTTCGGCAACCTCGCCTGCTTCTCCAGCTAAACCCAGTGTCGGATACAGAACATTATATTCTTGCGGATAAACTGCGGTGCTTTCTGCCCGCATCTGATATTCATCTAGCTTCATTGCTTTGTTCCAAAATCTACTTTAACTATGTTTTCATCACGGCTTGTTACACGGTCACGGGGTTCGAACTCCACGCCCTCATCCTCTAGTTCCTGTAGGATAGTATCCTTCATTTCCATAAAAGATATACGGGCTAACCCTGCTTGTATGAGTCTGTCGAAGTCGTTCTCTAGCATCTCAACAATCCCCTGCTGCGCCACGAACCCTGCGTCCATGTAATCTTCATCTTCTGGTATAGCAGTTGTATCGTATGCTGTCATCTTAAAACTTTCATCGTCCGTTCTTTTTAAGATGATGTACCACCGGTCAGGTAGCAGGCTACCAACTTCATAATCCCTATCATCCGTCATTTTTAAACCACTCCTCTGGCACACTACCTTCTGCCCACGGGAAACCATAACGGTTTGCCCAATCAGCATAGCTAGTCTTGCTGCCTCTGTAAATCTTGTTCGTGGCCCGAACGAATACAAAGCGAATATCCAAGTCGGGGTATTGTTGTTTGATTAGCTGCATCTTTACCCTGTCGCCCTTATCTAAATGACCCTTCGCTTCTATATAGATATCTTGTTCAGGTAAATAAAAGTCTGGCGTATATGTTCGCGGCTTGGGTATGTACTGCAGCTTTGCCTGTTCGTACTCGAAGGCAATCTTCCTCTCTGCCAGCGACCTTGCAAGGTTAATCTCGAACTGTGAACGGTAACGTGTTTGTCTCATAATCCTAGCAGCGGAAATCCCGCCTTCACCCCTTCTAGCCTTTTTAACAGATACTGTCCTACTTTTGGGGACCGTTTTTCTAGCTGCGATATTTCTTTTGAAATTTCCATTGTCGGTAGGCATACTACCAACCCCTGTCGCAAGTGATGAACAATGTTCTGAAATTCCTCTTCTATGAGTTTTATGTCACGTACTTCTGTGTCTGACTTCAGGGAACCGTCTGGCGAGTAATTGTCTCGTAAAGTAAGGGGTAGGGATATTTCCAAGCCACGAACCCTAACAGTAGAACGACCACCCCCACGACGTTCATGTGACTCCACGAACACACAGTAAAGCTGCGGGTTCAAGTCGAATAGTTCGTGGGGGTACTCCCGTGTGTACAAAACCGGCATCAGTCTAGTTCCCGCTTCACAAGCTTTGTGTACCAGACGTGAGGCTTGAACCGTGCCTTCGATGTTATCTTCGGGGCTAGTTCCGCATTCTTCCAGCACTTTGTCTTGAAGGAACAGAAGGTGCAAGTCTTGGGCATCAGACGGTTACCTGTCTCGACCTTTTGTCTGTCGATGGTAGTTGTCTCAGGCTCAGACTGGAACGGTACTTTGAACGGTGCGTCATTGACGATTGCCTCGACACGCTTGTTCGCATCCTTTAGGTATGCTTTGCGGTCTTCAGACTGTTCGCGGGGTGCCTCTACGAAATCCCACTCACCTGTAGATTTGTTGATTACAATCCATCCACCGAACCTCTTACCTTCCGATTCCGCATACAGGTGTCCCTGCATAACGTAACCGAACGGGTCATCCTCTTTGATAACGTCATAGCCGCCACGTCCAGAAAACTTGTTCTCGAACGACCACGGGCTTGCTGTCTTGATATCCCAGACTTCTTCTTCACCATCTATGTTCAGGATGACATCTAGGGTTCCGTTGACGGTTTGCCCACCCAGTTCGAGGGAACACTTCTTTTGTTCCGCAACGACATCTAGGCCAGCAGCCCGCATCACAAGAATGGCGAATGCTTCTAAGAGGTCGCCGGTTGCGAACCGGACAATATCATTGTAGGCAACGTCTTGTTTGTTGCCCTGCTTTTCAAGCTGTTGTTGACACAAGGGGCGACCAACACCGGACATACGAATCCGGTAATCGCCACGGCTAGAGAACTGTTTCCGCATAGCAGCCTTACAGTCCTCGCCAAACTGTTCTATCAGATGTTCGAGGCGAGAGGAGTCAATCTCCCCCCGCCCCGCTTTCTGTAGAAAGTCTTGGACTTCTACGAGTTGTAACATGACTAGCCAGCCAGACGTTCTGACAAATCAATGTCGTCTGCTGAAGCCATAGACTTTTGAGCAGCTTTGTACTCTGCGAACACAGACTCATTGTGTGCGTTCACGGTGTCGGCAAAGTCCTTCATCAAAGGCTTGTCAGTTTCTTCTGTACCTGACACTTCCTTTACAAAGGCAAGCTTCGGTGTCCAGTAGACAACACCACCGTTCTTCTGCTTCTCTGTGGTGAACTCAATCAACGCCTTGTGCATCAGAATCTTACGGTCTGTAAGCTGCTTCTGAATGAAGTCGTTGACCGGACGGTAGCCCGAACGCTTGAAGTATGCCATGAACGGCATCTGCTCTACAGGTGCTGCAGTACCATCTGCATATGCTGCTTCAGGTGCATCGATGATTCCGTAGATTACCTGATTGCAGCTAACAGAGCGGCTCAACAAAACCCGTGGGTCGTCTTGACCTAGCGCATCTTCTTCTGGCTTTGAAAGGCGACCACACTTGTTACCGCCTAGTGTATCAGGAAAGTCGCCAGCTAGTTTGCGCTTCTGCACAGACTTGCAAGAAAACTTGCCTTCTTCTTGGTTCCACACTGACCACTCAAAGGTTCGCAGCAGGGGACGAACAAAGACCTTATCTGCATATACAGGTGCAGAACCGTTCCAGATGCGCCATGCACCGCGTCTCAGCAATGTGCCATCATCTGTCTCTGTATCGTAATTAATGTTTAGTCTAGGCAGACCAATCTTCGGCTTATTGTTTGGGTCAGCCTGTCCGCTCATTTCCATGAGGGCTTCTTCGTTACCTGACTCGAATGCAGTCAGGAAGGTGTTCATTTCATCATTCAACATTTGTAGTTCATTGCTCATGTCGTTTCTCCTTAGATGAGCGTTAGCGTAAAGGGATTATACAGTAAGTACCTCTTCCAAGTCAAGCCAGTTTTTACCCATTTTTAGTTCGATACCAACTGGCATATCATAGGTAATCCCGTACCTATTCTTTGATTCCAACGGGATAGCTAACATACATTCAGCCATCACGTCAATACATTTTTTTTCTTCGCTGGGGTACACATCCATGACGATGGAATCGTGAACCGTGTTGCAGATAACCGAACGCAAGTTCAGTTCGCGAACTCGTTTGTCCAACAAAACCAACGACATAGGCAGAAGGTCAGCCGTTGCAAACCCCTGAACCGGATAGTTGCAGATGGCAGTTCGGTCGGTTGCTGTACCCCAATCAGTCCACCTTGCATGAGGAAAAGCGTATTGCCTGCCCGAAGGAAGCTGGATGTATTTCTTTGTTACCGCATGTTTCTGTAGGAACTCATGCCACTTGGTAACATTGTTATACTTTTCCTTGAACGCATTGTAATATCGTTTCTGGTCATCTGTACCTGACACACCACCATAGAGGGGCTTAAAGGTATGAGCCTTGGCATCTTGCCGCGAACACCCTATGACACTGGCAGTATAGCTATGCACATCTGTTCCGGCATCCACATCAGTCTTGATACCCTCATCATCTGCAAGGAAACCAGCCACCCTAAACTCTAGCTGGGCGTAATCGCCCTCTAGGATTGACCCGCCCTCGAACCGGCTTTCAACAGCCCGCCTGATTATAAAGGTAGTACCCCGTGGCATGTTCTGGAAGTTCGGGTTGCGGGATGACAGACGACCAGTAGCCGTGACACACTGCATGAACTCAGTGTGGATAAACCCCTGACCATCCATGTTGTTCTCCATGCCCTCAACAAAAGAACGCAGGTAAGTTCGAACCGCACTGTACCGGATGTAGGCTTCTGCGAACTCACGGGCTTCACCCCGCAGGGATGTGAACATACTTTCCAACGTTTCCTTATCTGTTTTGAAACCGGCAGCAGCCACATCGTAGGGGTCACGAGGAACCAGCTTGAACCCCGCAACCTGACCAGTTGATGTATAGCGCACACCAGCCCCCTGACAGGGCTTACAGATTCGGATAGCCTTACCCAGCGTCCCATCCTTCTTACGGGCTGTATAACGTCCTACGCCCCCGCAATCGGCACACTGGCTACCACGGGTCTTGAACAGAACTTCTGTCTCGTTCACAACGTTGCGTTTAAAGTCTGTACGGCTCATTCGGGTACGGCGTTTGGGTTTGCGACCCGCCCCTCTAATCTCGTGACCCAAGTTAAACAGACCAGACCAGCGGGACTTATCCTTTACCTTACAAGAATAGAACAGCTTGGAACGGTCATCTGGGCTATCTAGATTGATGGGGGTATCACCCATAGCTTCCGCAGCCAGTTCGTTGAGGCGGCGTTCGAGGGTAAACAGTTCGTCTTCGTACTCGCGGCGAATGTCTGCAAGTGTTTGTCTGTTAATCTTGATGCCGTTCCGTTCGATGCGGGACAGCACATCTGTCATCTCAAGCGACAGACGCAAAGTGGGCAAGAGTGTTTGGTTGTTCATTGAATAGTTCCTCAAATGTAGTGCCAAAGGC